GTACTCGAGGAGCAGAACAGGAAGGCGAAACAACGTGGCAGGACGAGGTGATGCACTCACACTTGAGATGCTGAACGATGCCGTGCAGTACGACGTCACTCGCCTCATGTCCGCGCTCGGAAAGATTGACCCTGCTCTTCGTCGAGCAACACAAGCCAAGATGAAGCTCGCAGCCAAGCCGATGGTCGCCGAAGCTCGCAGCCTGGTACCCGAGGACTCTGGCCTAAACTGGGGCAACTGGACCACAGACGCGCCCGAGCTTGGCAAGGCCGGCACAGGCCGCGTCATCGGCACCTACGACGCCAAGAAGATCCGACGCGGGATCAAGGTCACCTACAAAGGCCCCAGCAAACGTGACCGCGGCAAGGAAATTTTCCCGCTGCTCACGTTGCAGAACACCGACGCTGGCGGCGCCATCTTCGACATTGCTGGCAAGGCCAACGGTGCCGGCAAAGGATCAGAGAACAGACGCCGCGGTCGAGCAATGATCGCAAAGCTCCGAGCTGAGAACGGTCGCGCTAGCCGCGTGGTGTGGCGTGCAGCTGAACGGCATCTTCCCACGGTGCAGCGTGGCGTAGCTGACGCGATCAAAGACATGGAAGAGGCCATTCAGGCCCGCATAGACAAGGGGACCGGCTGATGGCTATCAAGGTTCCGATCCTTTCCGAATGGAACCCGAAAGGGATCGACAAAGCGAAAGCAGACTTTCAGAAGCTAGAGAAGACCAGCCAGAAGGTCGGCTTCGCTCTTGAAAAGGCGTTCGTTCCTGCCACGATCGCGCTCGGTGCGCTCACCGCAGCTGCAGGCGCATCTGTCAAAGCAGCTGCAGAAGACGCAGCTCAACAGGCAGAACTTGAGCGTCAGATCATCGTGTCGACCGACGCGACGAACGCACAAGTCGACGCTCTGCACGAGTTCATCAACGCCCAAGAACTCGCAAGCGCGGTATCAGATAGCGAACTCAGGCCCGCTCTCGCAATCCTGGCACGCCACACAGGCGACCTCACGGAAGCCCAAGACCTGCTCTCCCTCGCGCTTGACGTCAGCGCCGGCACCGGCCGCGACGTCTTTGATGTTGCCGAACGGCTCGCCGAAGGCTACACAGGCGTGCTCACACCACTCGAGGAGCTCGACTATGGCCTCGTCGCCGCAATCGAAAGCGGCGCAACATTCGACGAAGTAGCTGCCAGCCTCGCCGAAACATTTGAGGGAGCTGTCGCGACAAACGCCGACACAGTGGCCGGCCGTTTCGCACGCATGCAGGTCACTATGGACCAGGCACAAGAGGCCATCGGGATGGCGTTGCTACCCATCCTCGAGAAGCTTGTGCCAGTCCTCGAGGACGTTGCCACGTTCGTCGGCGAGAACACCGAGCTCATCATCGGGCTCGGCGTCGCAGTTGGCACCGTCGCCGGCATTGTCGTCGCCTACAACGTCGCCATGAAGCTCTACGCGGTCGCCACAGGCATCGCCAGCGCAGCCACAGCCGTGTTCAACGCAATCCTCGCAGCGAACCCGATCGTGCTGATCGCGGTCGCTATCGCCGGCCTAATCGTGACGCTGATCGCGCTCGAAAAGAAGTTCGGCGTAGTCACCAAGATCATCGAAGGCGTCAAGATCGCATTTGACGCTGTGAGCGATGCCGTGGCGTGGCTGGCCGGCAAGTTTGTCGATTTCGTCAACACGCTCATCGACGTAGCGAACAAGATCCCGTTTGTCAATATCGAGAAGCTGAACAACGTGTTCGAGGAGCAGGCCGTCATCATCGAAGACGAGCTCGTCCCCGCGATCGAAGGATACGGCGAAGCAGAACTCGAGCTGGCCGAGATGATCGCCGAGGCCGCTTACCAGCAGCAGCTCGCGAACATCGACTACAGCGAAGCCGAGAAACTGATAAGCGAGCTGCACCCGACGATCGAAGACATGGAGTCGGCGATTGCGAAGACGAACAAAGACATGGAAGAGCACCACAAGGTGCAGCAGTTCATCTCCGACATGAACCGCGACCTAATTGACGAGTTCGACCTGCTGTTTAGGACGTTCGACAACGAACAAGCCGTCAATGACTTCACCGACGCCCTGGCGGAAGCTGCCGGCATCACCGCAGAGTTCGGCGAAGACTCACGCGAAGCAGCCGAAGCGAACCAGCAGGTCTATCGCGAACTCGCGAACGTCATCGAACAGCTCGGCAACATCCCCGCGGTCACCCAGGCGCAGATGCTGCTTGACATCGAACGCGGCGAACTAGACCGCGTGATGCAAGACATCGCCGTGTTCCAACACATGGCCGACACCGCCGTCACCATGCTCACCTCGAGCGAGATCGCAGCAGCTGCCGGCATGGTCAGCGGAGGCAACTTCACACCCGCAGCAGCAGTGCCGACACCACTGTCAAGCACACAGATCGGTGGAACGAAGTCAGGAATGAAAGACGGCACCGTCATCAACATCAACGGCGCGATCGACCCAGTGTCAACAGCGCAGCAGGTTCGCGAACTACTCAACCGTGACGCCCAAAGAGGCGGCAGCATCAGCGTGCTATGACCTACGAGCTCACCGTTGTCTACGGCTCAACCGACGGCACCATAGCCAACGGCACCGAGATCAGCGGCTACACCCTCAACGCGATCAGCCTGCAACACGGCCGCCAATCCATCGACGACGTAGCACGCCCCTCCGCCGGCCAGTTCACGCTGCTGTGGAACCAAAGCGGCGCACCATCCCTTGCTACGTTCGTCATCGGTCTCCGCTGGCAAGTGTTCGCCACCATCGACGGCCACCCCACCGACCCTCAATGCTTGTTTGACGGCGCGATAACCGATGTCATCGCCGGCCGTGATTATGTGTCGATAACAGCGATCACACGCCCGCTCGCTGAGATCGGCCGGCAAACGGTAGCGAACCCGTCGCTAATCGAGGCAACCTCGAGCTCGGCGTTCACGACGCTGTACAACCTGGGCGATCAAGACGACAGGCTTGGCAGCGTGTCAGGCACCACAGCTGTGCGTGTCCCGACGTTTGAGAACCAGAACCTGCTGCAAGTGCTGACCGAGGTCGCAGCATCCGAGATCGGCGGCTACGTCACGCAGACCATGCCGTGGGGCCCGACAGCGGTCGCTACGACATACGGGCCCGAAGTCATCACCTCGAACGTCACTTCGAGGTCGCAGCTCACACCAGACATCACGTTTACGGCCGGCGAGATCATCGACCAGTGGAACCTTGCACGCCGCGTGGAGGACCTCATCAACCGTGTCACCGTGATCGGGACCGAGGACGGCACAGATTTCCCCGATGGCATCTGGGCCGAGACCTATCAGCCAGGAGTCGACACATACGGTCTCGCCGAACGGCAGATAGCGACACGCATCAGATACGAAAACGACGCCGAAGGGCTCGCAGAAGACAAGCTGCAGCGGTACTACGTCAACGGCTGGGTTCTCGAGCAGCTCACAATCCCGCTGCACACCATGACCGCAGCCCGCCTCTGGACCGTCATCCAAAACCTCGGCCCAGACCAACTCATCACCATCCCCGCCCTGTTCACCGGCGCACCCACCCAGTTCTTCATTGAAGGCATCACGTTCCGACTTAGCAGCACCACATGGGACGCTGTGCTGTGGATCTCCACTGCTGGCTTCTCCCGTGGCGCACAGAAGTGGGAACAGGTCACACCGACCCTCACATGGTCTAGTGTGGACGCGACGACGACATGGGCGGATCTCCGCCTCATCGAGCTCTAAGGAACGACATGGCCGGCACAACCTCGAACCGATCGTGGCCCTATCCCGAGTCGTCTGATTTCGTCGCCGACGGCGCCACCGCCATCGAGAACCTTGCCGACGCGATCGACGGCTCTATCGGCACCGGCTACGCCTACGTCCAGACCGTCTATTTCACCTCATCTGGCACGTTCACGAAAGCAACGTATCCGTGGCTGAGGGCGGTGAAGGTAATCGCACAGGGTGGTGGCGGTGGTGGCGGCGCAGTCGATGTCGCGACTGCCACCGGTCAAGGCGGTGCGGGTGGTGGCGGTAGCGGCGGTGGCTGGGCCGAGACTTTCATCACCGATATTGCAGGTATGGCCGCATCAGTCACAGTGACGGTCGGGGCCGGTGGCGCGGGTGGCGCAGCGGGCGCAAACAACGGTGTCAATGGCGGTGGGTCGTCGTTTGGTAGCGACGCAGTAGCGGCTGGTGGCGGCGCAGCCTTTCACGGCAACACCGGAGCGAACTTGCGCGTTATTCCCAACGGCTCAGCAGGCGTCGGAACAACAGGCGACATAATCGGAGGCGGACAGAACGGAACTTATGGATTTATCGTCGCTCCAGGATCGTTTCAAGGGCAGCAACCAGGACATGGTGGCGGTTCTCGCTACGGCGACGGCGGTGCCGCATACACGGGAGGAGCTGGTAATACTTCGGCCGCAGGGGGGAATGCTGTCGGGTATGGCGCAGGCGGAGCAGGCGCATACATAAGATGGAACAGCGGCGCGAGTAGCCCCGCTGCTCGCGCAGGCGGAAACGGCAGCGCCGGCATCGTCATTGTGGAGTTGTACGCATGAAATACGCACACATCATCGACGGCATTGTCGTGAACGTCATCGTCTGGGATGGTGTCACACCAATCGAACTAAATGGCGAGTTGGTGAACGTGGACGACACACCATGCGGCCCCGATTGGACATATGACGGCACAACATTCACCGCACCACCCGAACCCGACACACCATGATCGTGATGATCGTCATCCTCGCCGCAATCGCGGTGGGGGCCATCGTTTCAATAGTGGAGAACTAAAACATGAACCTCACGAACCCACCGAAGGCCCTGATCGCGATGGTCGCCATGATCGTCATCGCCGTCCTCATGGTCGCCGACTCGATCGCGAATGAGGCCGGCACCGGCATGCTCGGCACCATCGTCGGTTACGCGGTCGGCAACGGCATCGCAGCCAAAGGCGGCAAAGATGTCCAGCCGATCATCGGCAAGAAGGGCCAGCAGTGAAGTATCACAACTGGCATCGCGACACACCCGCGGCACCGTTCACTACCTGCTCGCCTAACCTGCAACAGATCCGCAAGTACGCAGAGAAGACCTGGGGCTTCTGGTATCTAGGTTGCTACGTCAAGCGCCCAATCCGCGGAGGCACCCGCTGGAGCTCGCACGCCTTCGGTGCCGGCCTCGACCTGTCTTATCGCGCAACCGAGGACCACACAGATACACCAACGCGGGAAGCTGTCGAGACTGTCATCATCCCGTGGCTTGAGGAGAACGCCGAGCTGCTCGGCATCCAACGCATCCACGACTACTGGGCTCGTCGTTACTGGCAGGTCGGCAAGGGCTGGATCAACCGGCCGCCTGGAGGCAAGAACGACCACATTCACCTCGAGGTCAACCGCGAGACCTGGCACTGGGACACCTCGATCGAAGACCGCTTGACCAGCGGCCCACCTGCAGCTGCAGCCGCGAGTCCGACCTTCACTGCAGCTCAGGTGCCGGCCTACCCTGGCTC